TGCCAGCTGATTTCGTTCGATGCCGGGCACGGTTCGGACTCTTCGCCAAAGTCCGTCACCCAGGTGTAAACATAAATGCGGGTGATAACGTCGCCCGTGCCTGTACCAGATACAGCAGCCGTCAATGCGCCCGTCGGGTAAGGGACTGCCAGAGGATAGACCGTGCCGGAGACGCGCATCTTCGGGGCGCCGTCGCCCGTGTAATAAAGCCGATCCTGAGCCACTGGACCCGGTGCTGCGTCAACGATCTTGTCCCACGCCAGCCAGTCAGTGCCGTGCTTGTATATCGTCTTGATGTCCGTGATGCCTTCAAAGGCGTGCTCAAGTCGCATTTTGCGAACAGGCGTCAGGCCACCGTCGTCGAGGCGCACGTTTTCCGCCCGCTGCGACGCGGACTCGGGAAGAAGTCGCGGGATCATCCGCGGGATTTCGCCCGAAAACTGAACTAGCTTGAGTGTAGCCATGAGACCCCCGACAAATATGCGTTCATTGTATCGCACGAAACAGCACGATACAAAGCCTTACGTCTTGACGATGTAGTTTGTCACCAATGTTGGCTGAACGATTGGGTGAGCAGAACCAGAGCCGTTGTTGCCGCGTGGTTGAAAGCCGTTCAGGTAGCAGCCATGGGCTACCAGGCTGTAAGTGACGACACCACAGCCTAGTGCCCGTCTGGCTATTCGATTATAATGTCAAGACAAACTGGGGATTGCGCCATGACACAAACCGAGATTCGCAGATTCGACGACCTTTTTGAACGGCTCCCAAACGGAACATTCCGTGAGCGCGCCGTTCCATTGATTTCGCTTGAGCGCAGGATCGCAATGCTTGAAGGAGGAAGCTGGGGTCGGCTTCCAAAGACTGTCGAAGAAGAGCGCCGTCAGCTACATTGGCAGTCCTTTGGATTTGATCCAATGCAAAACTATCCGTTAGGACAGCGCCCAGCTCTGTTTTAAGCGAAATCGGCCTTGGTAAACCCGAACCGCTCAATCGTGGTCAGGTCTTCCACGTCCTCCCATACCGGTTCAATCTTTCCGCCAGCGTAATCAGGCTGGTTGTAGTCCGCCGGGTAAGTAGCAACATCCTGTTTGCGAGTCATCGACCCCTTCAGGAAAGCCATAAAGTTTGCGTGCTCGGCAGGGTTGGATTCCTTTAGGCTGTCCAGGTCTTCACGGGTGTTAATTACAGACGTTGATTGCATAGGTCTTCTCCAGGTAGTTAAGCAGGTTTTGTGTGTCGGCAAATTTGGCGTGCCCCATCCATGACGGAATGAAATGCGCCAAGGCTTCCTCATCGCCTCGGTCGATGTATTTCCGAATCTTCCGTTTGGCGCGAGTGACTGAATCCTTGCGTAGCAGCTTATGACGGGGCCAAATACGGTAGCCCAGATAATTGACGCCTTGGCTTACTGGATTTATGTTCCAGTGGCTAATGTCCATACCCATCGCTTCCTTACTGAAGGCTTCGATGTCTTCATACCAATGGCGTAGCTCGTAGGGGTTGTTCGAAAGGATAACGATGTCGTCCATATAACGCGCCCAGTGTCTCGCGCCAAGATCAAAGTGGACGAAGCGGTCCGCGATGTCGCCGTAGGTGTTGGCACCAATCTGGCTAGTGAGGTAGCCAATACCTAGCCCATCACCGGTTGGCGGGATCATGGATTCCAGCACGTTCTTTGTCTTGCGGCACCAAACATGGCGATCCAGGCGCTGATGCAGAATCGCCCTGTTGATCGACGGGAAGAACTTCCGGTAATCGGTTTTCAGGTAATACTTGAATCCGTATTTGCGCATCCGTGACTGGATGTGACGAACGCCAGCGTGGGTGCCGTAGCCGGTTCGGCAGCCGAAGGTATAGGGCAGCAGCGCCTTGTCCAGCTTCGGGCCGATGACGTTAATCAGGGCATGTTGGGCAATCCGGTCTTTGAAGGCCAGCGCAGAAATCTCTCGCTCTTTGGGTTCCCAGATGGTGAAGTTGCGACACGGCCCCTGCTCCCAGACGCCTTCCATTAGCTCCTCGCGCAGGAGCAGCAGGTTTGCGCCTGAGTATTCCTTGAACTCCAGATAGGCGTGCGTATCCCGCTTACCGCTCGCCGTCTTTGCATACGCAAGGCGCAGATTGTCCATGTCGGAAATCCGCTCAATCAGGTTGTTTTCAGTCTTAGGCATAACACAGGTTGGCCGCGCCGTTCGCCCAGGAAAACCGGCTACTAGGCGCTATACCAAACCCCAAAGTGTGTTTGCCGAAGCAGGACAAAATGGCTGACCATAGGTTTAATGGCCGGAACGCAAGCCCGTAAGCATTGCGAATCGCAGGGCGTACCCTTACCTGTACCACTTCTTTATCGTCACAGACGCCGCGACAACCAATGTTGTTGTTCGAATTCGACGGGGAGTTGTTCCAATTCGAAGCGCGAGAACCGCAGTTCGCCCCGTTGTCCCAGTTGCCCCCGAAGATCACGGCGTTAATTCCCACTTTGCCCCCTGCCTTTACCGTGTCCAGCAATCCAGGCACCGACCATGCCACCGACTTCGGCCACGCGCATGAGCGCCTGATCGAATTGGTCTGGGGTCAATGCTTTGATGTCCGGGTCCACCATAAAGCGCAGCCAATACCGCAGATCCTGTAAACCAGCATCTGCGTCATATACCTTGCTAATCTGATTCGATTTGCCAGCTATATAAAACAGTTTCATCTGCCCGTGCAGACATTGTTTCGCCATCGCACGCTCGACGGCGTACTCGTTCGGAATATTGCGGACGCGCTTGCGCACATACGGGATAACAAGCTCCTCGTATTTGTCCGCAACTGCCAACTGGTTGTAGTTGGACACCTTGTCCTTGATGACTTCCATGGTCGTTTTCCGCTCCCAAGCGCTTTCGCGCTTGGTTAATCAAGGATCAGGAGGTCACAGACGCCGCGACAACCAATGCTGCCGTACGAAGACGACGGGGAGCTGGCCCAATCCGAAGCGCGCGAACCGCAGTACGCCCCGTCGCCCCAGTAGCCCCCGAAGATCACGGCGTTCTCCATCTGGTACGTTTGTCCACGGCCACCGTTATTGCTTGTCCAGCCCGCAGCAGCCGCACCGCCGCCGTGCTCGATACCCCAAACCCACATCACGCCTGTGGCTTGAATGATCCCGCATTTAGACGTGTAGGTGGCATTTAGGATCGTGTTGATCTGATCCGTGCCGATAGACTGGTTTTCGGTCGTGCCATAGGTCAGCGCCGCGAATTCCTGATAGCTCGGCAGGCGCATCTGGTACGCCGCCAGAACTTCCTGCGCGGTAAACTTGGTTAGATCGCCGTAAGAGTTGCTGCCCGTGCCGCCAAACTGAGTCGGAATCTTGGGTGGTGACGAACCGTCTGCAATCACCTTGTTGTATGCCGACGGGCCATTGGCGATGTGCTCGGTGTTCAGCATGTAGATCATGCCGCAGACACCCTCGCCTGGGTCGGTGGTCATGCCGCGCCAGTCTTTGCGACGCGGACGATAGGTCAGATCAAACAGCGAATAGGGGTTAAAGGCTGGTGTCGTATTGCCGCCCGATTGGCCTGTGGCATTGCCGCCGGGTGCGTAGTGGCCACAGCCAAGAAAACGGCTGGTTGCTGTCGTGTACCCGGACGGTGCCGTAAAGTTGCTGTCAGCACGAAGCGTGCCGTCGAAGCACAAGTAGAAAGCGTAGTCTGTACCGGCCGCCAGCGTCGGCATCAGCAAGCTGCTTCCACTCGGGATGACAAACTGCTTGTCCGCCACTGACGTATACAGATCAATAGCCGTCGAGATGGCCCCCGCTGATGGTGACGTAAAAAGACGTGCTCCAGGTGTTTGCTTGGCGAACAGGCGTTTACCGCTGGTAAACCCACCGGAACGGGGAATTTCTACAGCCACCGAACCTGTGCCATCTTGGGCGGTCAGTAAGATATTGCCGTTGGCTGAATCAAGTTGAATAGACATGGTTGATCCTTAAAGTTTTTTGCAGGCGTCGAAGTTTTTGACAGTGAGCTTTGTCGTATTTGGGATTTTCAGAATTGCGCCATTGACAATGCGCAGCCCATTGCCAGTAACGTATTCGGTATTGGTATCCAGCACGGTATTGGCGGTAATCGTCTGCTTGTCATAGCTGTTTTCAAGCGCTTCTACGATTGCAGCGGTCAGACGGAGCTCGATGAGACTTCCAGCATCGAAAGCCAGAGCGGTCGTGCCTTCCTGTGCACGGGTGACTGTCAGCGTGTCGCCTGATCGCGCCGTGACGCGAACAATCTCTAATGTTCCATCCGGCTTTGAGATTGTGGCCGGAAAGTAATCGCCAGCGCCGAGCGTCGGGAACTTTGAGCCGTCGCCCGCTTTCAACGAAACTGAAGTGGCGGCTGCCGTGATTGATGACGCGAGCGTTGAGATGGCGTTGTTGGTGAGTTTAAGCCCCATGATCGCCGCTCCTTACGAGACCCGTTTCCACATCTTGACGACGAGGTAGGGTTGAAGATTGTTGGTGAGTTTAAGCCCCATGATCGCCGCTCCTTACGAGACCCGTTTCCACATCTTGACGACGAGGTACGGTTGGATGTTGGCATTGGCGCCGCTCTGGCCTGTGCTGCCAACGGTAACGGTATGAGTATGGTCGCCGACTCCGTTGATGCTGATTCCGGTAGATGCGGCCGCCGTGTAATCTCCACGGAAGGCATATCCTTCCCAAGTATCGCTTCCGGAATGGTCGGTTACTCGGCCACCGCTATTCTCTCGAATCGTTTGTTGCTGGTGGCTGTGAGTCGGGTCATTGACTGAGTGGTTGTGTGCGCCAGATGCTCCGGTGCTTCCTGTGTGGCTGTGCTCTACGACGATTGCGTCCTTGCTGCCGCCAGTTTCGCCGATGGCGTCAAACAGCCCGTCGCTAGTGTTCTGTCCGACCAACACACGGCCGGCGCCAATCTCGTCCCACGTCCCGATGCCTAGAAGTTCTGCCGGGTTGGTGATTGATGCAGCGTTGATATAGACGGAACCCACCGGGTAGGCGTAATTCAAGACCGTTGATTTGATGGCGGTTTTCAGGTTCGCCCAGCTGAATTTCTTGAGCTTGAAAACGTCTGATGAGTCGGTGTAGCCGAATAGGTCAGCGTCTTCTGGCTCTGCTTTGGCGCTGGCGCTGGTGATTGATGCAGCGCTTGGGCCTGATGGATCGGTGAACGTGCCGGCAGTTAGGCGCAGTTCGATCTTGTCATTGGCGTTGAAGGTAAGGGCAACGGTGCCCTCTTGAGCACGCACTACGGTAAACACGTCTGATGATCGGGCTGTGACGCGGATAATCTCGCGTGAGCCGTCTGACTTAATCAGCGTTGCCGGGAAGTAATCGCCTGATGACAGAACAGGAAACAGCGTGCCGGAACCTGGAACCAGCGTAATGGTCGTATCTGTTGATGAAATACCTGACGCAATCCGTGAGACTGCATCGTTTTTGATTTTCAGGCCCATGTCAGAGTCCTATTAGGTCGTCATTAGAGGAAAGAGGCTTTTGTGCGAACCGGAGCGCGTTGCTGCCCTGTGCTACCGATGGTGCTCTTACCGTCAAGCTTTTGCTGGAACATTTGCCCGAACACCGATCCCATTTCAGGGTTGGTGAACGACTGATTTGGGATTAGCAGAATGCGACCTAGCGCACCCCATGCAATCGTCTCGCGGTGTTGATCGGCAAGGAAGTCTGGCAACTCGTCTGCGTCTTGAGCGGGCTTCAGGAACAAAGACAGCTTCACCTTGCCTGGCTGGAACGGCGCCAAAACAATTGTGTTTGGCGAAGTCTGCGTCACGTATTTTGGCTTTGTCTCGGCCTTGTCAGCACCGGAGCGCCAAGTCGGCACCAGCGTGTCGAGCTGAACCGGCGTCTTTGGAATCAGCTTTGTGCCGTCGAACCAAACGCCTTCAATATCGTGAATGACAGACTTTGCCGGAGCATACAGGGCTTCGGAGTCCGATACAGACACGTTGAACTCATCATCGAAGCGCCAGGTACGCGTGCGCTCGCAGAACTCGATAGCCGCTTGCCGAATGGCGAAGTAGGCCGTCGGATCAGCAACACCGGGCGCATAGAGCCGGATGTTAGGCAGGAAGTCGTCGAGCTCGATCATACGCTATTCGTCGGTTGGTTCGGGGAAGCGGCAGCTTGCGTCTGGCTCTTGATGCCAAGAGATGCTTCAAACGCCTGATAGAAGTTAATTGCAGCGGCAGGAGACGAGTACTCGCTGTCCTTGATGTTGCAGCGGTAGGCGACGTAGTTCACGACTGCCTCTGCGTATTCGGCGTTGATGTCCAGCTGGTCCGTGTTCAATACAACGGCTGGCGGCAGCGCTGCGTCAAACATCTCGATCTTCACGCCGGCAGTAACAGGCGGATAGACGTAGAAGACGGTCGGGGCGCGGTCGTCAAAGGTGTATTGCTTGACGGTGCTTTTCGGTTTTGCGCTGTGCCAGTTGGCGTCGCTATCGTCGAGAAGCTGGCGATCGGTGCGGCGGATCGCTTCGCCTGGCTTGACGCCATCGGCGCCAATGTTGCGCACTATGTCGAGAAGCATAGAGCCGCCGGTCGGGATGCTTTGCAGCGTTCCAGCGACCAGCGTATGCACGGAGCGACGGGAGAAGGCAGCCGGGCGACGGGTTAGAATTGCCCCCGCCGACTCGTTAGTCCACCCGATGATCTCGGATTCAGTCCAGCGGACATGATCCGGGTCGAGCATCAGGTGGCCCACCTTCGTAAGAATGTCGCTCACGAGGATCATGG